GTTTGCTGGGTAGAATAGGGGAAAAAATGTACAGTACATTACACAAAATTTGGGATAGATTACAAGCCATTTGGAAATGGATGCAAGACCAAGTAGAGCCTGAACCAATAAAGCCATCTAATGCGTGGCATTTCCCTATTAATGACGAAGTTAAACGTAAACCAAGCCTTAAAAAGGCTACAACTAGGAGCAAAACGATGCCTCTCAAAAAATCAGCCAGCAAAAAAGCATTTGTATCAAATTTGAAAGAAGAATTGAAAGAAGGAAAACCAAAAGCTCAGGCTCTTGCAATTGCCTATAGCGAGAAACGTGCAGCAACTAAGAAAACTAAAGCTAAGAGAGTATAAGAATGATCACTTTTACAGTACAACAAGTAAATGAGTTGCTACAAGCATTAGGGCAATTACCTTATGTGTATAGCAAGAACCTCATAGATGGTATCAATGCTATTGCTCAAGCTCAAATGGATGTTGCAAAAAAACAACAGTCTGATGAGATTAAAGAACCTGATATTTCACAATCATAAGTGTTGTAAAAAAACAACATAATCAAGAACATGGAAGAAAAGTCGAATAATTCAAGAGGTGGACAGCCTGGTAACAAGAATGGCACAAAGAATAAGCCATTTTTAGATGCTCTACGCAAGTCTATTGCTCAGAACCCACAGAAGCTACGCAATGCTGCTGACAAAGTATTAGAGAAAGCAGAAGAAGGTGAGCCGTGGGCTGTTAACTTCTTAGCTGACAGAACAGATGGTAAAGCAGTACAAGCGACAACTTTTGAAGATGGCGAAGGAAACAATGTAACAACTTCATTAGAAGTGCGTTTTCATGTTCCATCTATCATTTCACCACCTGTAGATGAGTGAAATCACATCAGAGATTAGGGAAGCTGTTAGTCAGGTTGATTTTCCAATCAAGCTGCAAATGCTATTTGATCCATGCCGATATAAGGTGCTTTATGGTGGTCGTGGTGGTGCTAAATCTTGGGGGGTCGCTCGTGCATTACTCGTTATTGGCGTAAAGAAGCCTACAAGGGTGCTATGCGCTCGTGAGTTCCAAAATTCAATAGGTCAATCAGTTCATAAACTGCTATCAGACCAAATCATTGCTTTAAAACTAGAATCGTTCTATGAAATTACACAAAACTCCATTCGAGGCAAGAATGGTACTGAATTTGCGTTTGTTGGCCTTAAAAACAACGTCACAAACATCAAGTCTTTTGAGGGTGTTGACCTCTGTTGGGTGGAAGAAGCACAATCGGTATCAAAAACTTCGTGGAATATTCTTATCCCTACCATCCGTAAAGAACAATCAGAAATCTGGGTTACGTTCAATCCGGAGCTTGAAAGCGATGAAACCTATCAAAGGTTCGTGGTATCACCGCCAGAGAACTGCAAAGTTGCTAAGATTAATTGGTCAGACAATCCCTGGTTCCCAGATACTCTCAAATTAGAGAAAGATGCCTTATTTAGTAGGGATAGAGAAGCGTACAACACAGTCTGGGAAGGATTATGCCGTCAGACAGTAGATGGTGCTATCTTTGCTAAAGAATTGACTATGGCAGAGCTAGATGGCAGAATATGCAATTTACCCTACGATCCAATCAAGCCCTGTCACGTTGTTTTTGATTTGGGCTGGGCAGACTCTACTGCTTATTGGGTTGTTCAATTTATTGCCCAAGAAGTCAGATTGATACGCTATCACGAGGACAATCAACAGACAATTGCTCATTATCTTGCTAAAATACAGTCTTATGGATACATTATCGACACTATTTGGTTACCACATGATGCTGGCAACAAAACTTTGGCCTCACACGGCAAAAGTATCGAGGAAGTGGTCAGAGCTGCAAACTTCAATACAAGAGTTATCGAAAGAACTCCTATCGTAGATTCAATCAATGCTGCACGAATGATGTTCAATAAGTGCTGGTTTGACCGCACAAACACCCATGAAGGCTTACAATGCCTCAGACATTATAGGTATGACGTTGATCCAGATACCAAGCAATTTAGTCAAAAACCCTTGCATGACAACTACAGCCACGGAGCAGATGCTTTCCGTTACATCGGACTTATGGTTAACGAGCCTAGAAAAGCACCCAAACAAAAATCAACTTATAACCTACCAAGTTCATGGATGGGCTAAAATGTGTAGTAAAAATGATACAGTTGGCTTAAAATCAGCCAAATACTAAGGAATACCTATGGCATACGATAGCGTTGCAGACTCACAATCAGACGGCAGAATTGAAGAAGCCAAGCAGTTTTTAAGGCTTTGTAACGATTCTGATAGCAACAATCGTGCTGAAGCGTTAGATGATGTGAGATTTGCAGCAGGCGATCAATGGCCTGTAGATGTACAAAATAGCCGAGTATTAGAAGCTAGACCTTGTTTGACGATTAATAAGGTAGATGCTTATATCCGTCAAATTTGTAATCAGCAACGTCAACAACGCCCACGCATCAAAGTGCATGGCATGAACAATGACTCAGATGCCAAAGTAGCCGAGATTATTACAGGCATTACTCGTCATATTGAGAATCAAAGCGATGCAGATCAAGCCTATGATCATGCGTTTGAATATTGCGTAAAGATGGGTTGGGGCTATTGGCGTGTAACTACAGACTATGTAAGGGATGACAGCTTTGATCAAGAAATCTACATTAAGCGTATTGAAAATCCTTTTAGCGTTTATTTTGACCCTAATAGCGTTGAACCTGATGGCTCAGATGCTGAAAAGTGCCTTGTTACAACAGTTGTCAGTAAAGCCGTGTTCAAGAAAATGTATCCAAATGCAGAGGACACTCAAGGATTTTCCAGTAGAGGAACGGGCGATACGGAGTCGGAATGGGTCACAAAGGAAGATATACGCATAGCTGAGTATTTCTATACTGAGCGTGAGAAAGCAATGATTATTCAGCTTTCAGACGGCACAACAGGCTATAGCGATGAAATGCCAAGCAAAGAAGCATTGGCTGCTGCTGGTATTACTGTGATTGATAAGCGTGATACCTGGCGCAAAAAGATTAAATGGTGCAAGCTAACGGCTATGCAAATCCTTGAAGAAGGCGAATGGGCTGGTAAGTTTATTCCTATCGTGCCGGTATATGGTCAAGAAGTAAGAGTTGACGATAAGCATAAGAAGTTTGGTCTAGTGCGTATGGCTAAAGACCCACAACGTATGTATAACTACTGGTCAACAGCATTGACTGAAACTGTAGCATTAGCTCCTAAAGCTAAATGGTTGCTTGCTGAAGGTCAAGACGAAGGTCATGAGAACGAATGGGCAATGGCTAACATTAAAGCTATGCCTGTATTACGTTATAAGCAGACAGATATTGAAGGTCGGACTGCTCCAGCACCTACAAGATTACAGCCAGAACCACCACCAGCAGGCGTAATGACTGCATTGCAAGGCATGAATCAAGACTTACAAGCAGTTGTAGGTATCTTTGATCCTGGTCAATTGCCACAAGGTATGCAATCTGGCAAGTCATTGCAAGGTCAGCAATCTCAAGCTGATATGACTAACTTTCACTACTATGACAATTTGACTCGCTCAATCCGTCATACAGGTCGTATCATTCTTGATCTAATTCCTAAAATCTACGATAGACAGCGTGTAATGCGTATTATTGGCGATGATGGTAAGCCTGAGATGGTTACTATCAATGAGCAAGGTCAAGACGAGCAAGGCGTGTCTAAAGTCTTAAATGACGTAACTGTAGGCGAATATGACGTAGTAATGGAAACAGGCCCTGGTTACAACTCTAAACGTCAAGAAGCAGTCGATTCTATGATGAGTTTATTAGGTGCTGATCCTACATTGATGCAAACTGCTGGTGATCTAATATTCCGTAATATGGACTTCCCAGGCGCAGAAGTCATTGCAGATAGACTTGCAGCAGCCAATCCTATGGCGCAAATTGACGATAAGTCACCTATTCCACCACAAGTACAGATGCAGTTGGCTCAAAGCAAACAGATGATCCAGCAACTTCAACAGCAGATTCAAGCTGAAGAAATGGATAAGAAATATCGTGCTACTGTCCAACAACAAGTACAAGAAGCTGAAACACAGCGTGAGAAGATGCGTTTAGATGTTAAGCGTGAAGATACTCAGATGCGTACTGATACACAAGCGCATGACACAGTTATCAAGACTCAGACTCAATTAGAAGTAGAGCAGTTAAAAGCGCAAGTAGCTATATTGCTTGCAAATATGGATCATAAACAAGCTGAACTAGCTAACGCAGAAACTACAGAAAGAGCTATTTAAAATGACAAGAGAAACAGTCACTTCAGAAAATCGTGAAGATTTCATTGCCAAAAAAATGGGTAACAAACCTGAAACAAAAGGATTGGCAAACAAAACAAGACCTAAAGAACCTAAAAGAGAATGGTACGAAGCTAATCCTCACCATAAAACTATTGAAGCTCATGGTCATTCTTCAGAAGCATATAAAGCTACTCAAACGGCAATGGAAAAAGAAAACCATAAAAACCACCTTCATGCAGCCAATATGCACAACAGAGCGCATACCTCTTGGAGTATGGCTGGAAATGAATATAAAAATTTAGCTAAAGAACATTTGGGTCATTTTGAAATGCACAAAGGGCAACTAAAAAATTACGAACCAGAATAATGTTGTAAAAACACAACATTTATGTTATAAAAGCATTTACCTACCAATGGGTTCATTGGGTTAATTCTTGGAGTTATCCATGTCAGAAGCAAATGTAAGAACGGCAGATAATGTCGTAACAAGCGATAATTTAGCGGAATGGACTGCTAATAAACTTGGTTTAGCTAGTGAGGAAGCCCCTGTTGCGGCTGAAGCAGTTGAGGAAACTCCTGATTCAGAGCCAGCAGTTGAGGCACAAGCTGAGAGTGAACCAGAGGCAGAAGATGAAGCGCAAGTAACAGACAAGCCTAAACAAAATCCCAAACTTGAAAAACGATTTTCAGAACTTACAAAACGAGCCAAACAAGCAGAGGCAGATAAAGCAAGTTTAGAAGCACGTTTACAAGAACTTGAGAGCAGACAAGCCCCTGCATCTCCAAAAGTTGATCCTGTCATCGAAAAACCACAAGCATCGCAGTTTAATGATGCTTTTGAATACGCTGAAGCATTAGCCGAATGGAGCGCAGAAAAGGCATTAGAACAGCGTGATATACAAGAACAGCAACGCAAGGTAGATGAACAGAGAAACGAAGTAATCAAGTCGTGGTCTGCAAAACTCGAATCTGCTAAAGCTGATATTCCTGACTTTGACGATATGGTAGCTTCTAGCAACGTGCAAGTACGAGATGAAGTACGAGATGCAATTCTAGAATCAGATGTAGGCCCACAAATCCTATATCACCTAGCATCAGATGATGATTACGCTAGTAAATTGGCAGCAATGCCGACTAATAAAGCACTCAAGGAATTAGGGAAATTGGAAGTTCAATTCGAGCGTAAAGAAGCTCCTGTTGAGAAAAGCGAAACTGTTGCTCGTAGTAAAGCACCAGCACCGATTAAGCCTTTAACTGCCGGAAAAGGAACTTCAGACGTTCTTATTGATGGCAATGGAGCATTTCATGGGACTTATGCCCAATGGAAAGCTGCAAGACAGGCTAAACGGATACGCTGATATACCCAATATTTAATAAAGGAAATAAATCATGGCAAATAATTTGCTAACCATTTCCAAGATCACTAACGAAGCGTTGATGGTCTTAGAAAACGAATTAACATTTACATCTGAAGTAGATCGTAACTATGACGATCAATTCGCTGTGGTATAAAGCCTGCCTCAGTTTTTACTGTGGATCTTATATTTGAGGTGGTAAGATCGGTAACACAGTAAACGTCCGTAAAAAGAGTTAGGTGTGCGGACGAAAAAGTTTCTCTGATTGACTTGGAGTCCCAGAAGTGGGTAACAAGGGGCAAGCGAAAGCAGCCTGAACGACTAAGTGAGAAGCCCCGAAAGGGATGCGATAGTCTGAACTAGGATATAACTAAAGAAGTCCTAGAGTGCGATTCGAAGAAGTTGCACCGCCATGAAAATGGTCAGTAAGTCGAAAGACTGAAAGTAACAGAATGAAACCTGGACGCTTTATTGGAACTACAGGGCCAGCCCTGAACGTAGAAGATTTCAATGAAACTTCTGTGCCTGTAACTTTGTCAACACAGTTCCACGTTGACACACAGTTCACAACACAAGATTTGGCATTGTCTTTAGATATGTTCTCTGATCGTGTATTGAAGCCAGCCGTTAACAGTAGCGGCCTAGTTCACTAAGAGCTAGGAAAACTGTCCCTGATTGACTTGGAACTCCTGTAGAGGACAACAAGGGGCAAGCAAGAGGAAACTCTGTGCAGCCTGAACGACTAAGTGGGATGGCCCTGAAATGGGATGCGATAGTCTGAACTAGAACGCAACTAGATGTAAACAAAGTTCTAGAGGGTGATTCGAAGAAGTTGCCCCGCCAGAAATGGTCAGTAGGCGAAAGCCGAAGTAACAGAATGTGCTGCAATTGCGAACAAAATCGACCGTGACGGTACGTTACAGGCCGCTAACAACACCGCCAATATTGTCGGTACTGCTGGCACTCCACCAACAGGTTTGATCACCTATTTGACTGCTGCTGCTTACCTTGACTCTGAAGGCGCACCACGTGATGGTCGTAGATCATGTATCGTTGAGCCGTTTACTTCCGCTACTATCGTTGACAGCTTGAAAGGCTTATTTGTGCCACAAGAAGCTATTGGCGAACAGTATCGTAAAGGCTTGATGGGTCGTGACTCTGCTGGTATGAACTGGAAGATGGATCAGAACGTTGTAGCACATACATTCGGTTCTTTTGCTGGTACAGCTACTGTAGCAACTACAACTGCTACTGGTTTCTTGACAAGTGGTTGGGCATCAAGCTCAAACATCACTTTGACATTGACCAATGGTGTTTCATTAAACCAAGGCGATACATTCACAATCGCTGGCGTTTATGCAGTTAACCCACAAAATCGTCAGGCTTATGGTTCAAACAAGCTACGCAACTTTGTTGTTAATACTGCTGTTAGTGGTTCAGGTAGCACGATTACTGTTAACGTAAGCCCTGCGGTTATTACTGCTGGTCAGTTCCAGAACGTATCTATCCCTTCTACTTCAGCAACTGCTGCTGTTAGCTTCTTTAATAGCTCTGGTACTGTTTCCCCACAAAACATCATCATGCACCGCAATGCGTTTACTCTAGCAGTAGCCGACCTTGAGTTGCCAGAGGGTGTTCACTTTGCTGGTCGTGCAAGCGACAAGGAAATCGGTCTGTCAATGCGTGTAGTTCGTCAATACACCATTAACAACGACTCTATTCCTACTCGTTTAGACGTTCTGTATGGTTGGGCTAACTTGTATCCTGAACTCGCTTGCCGTGTTGCAGCTTAATTCACGAATAACGAAAGGAAACTAAAATGTCTAATCCAGGACCAGCAGTAACTACCTCGATTCACCCACAAGTTTTAGGCTCTAACCAAGCATTGCGTTTGATCGCAACTGCTCAAGGTGTTAGCTTGGCAACTTTAGGTGATACCGCAGTTAACGTAATTGATGTAACTAGCTATGTTCCAGTATCCGTTATTACGGCTAACTGTAACAACGCTGGCGCAGCAGTATCTACAGCAAGCACTTATTTAGGTGTTTACACAGGCTTATCTGCTGGTGGTACGGCTGTTTACACTAAAGCGGCTTTAGCAACTAACACAACTACCGCTAACGCATCAGTTGTAGCTGCAACTTTAGTAGCAAGTGCAACATCTGCTCAAACTTTGTATGTAAACGTATCTTCTGCTGCTGTAACAGGCACAATTGACGTATATGTATATGGTTACGATTTGTCAGCACAGTAATCTGTTGTAAAATAGAAGCCCACCCCTTAAAAAAGGGTGGGTTTTTAACATTCTGAGGGGAGTTTATGAAAAATGTAATGATTGCAATGCCTTGCTATTCAGCAAAGGTACATTTTCCGACTATGAGAGCTATTTTGTTAGATGCTATCAATATTATTGGTCGTGGCGATAAATTTAGTATTGCAGAAGATATTGGTAATAGCGATATAGCAGGCTCAAGAGGCGCATTATTTGGTGCTTTTGTACGTTCTAAAGCAGATACGCTAGTGTTTATTGATGATGACGTATTTTGGGAGCCAGGAGCGTTAATTCAGTTAATTGATTACCCTGTAGATGTAGTAGGTGGTATTTACCCTAAAAAACAAGACCCATTTGAATGGCCTTTTAAAATTGGCATAAAAGAAGAATATCGTAATGACCCAGAAACAGGGTTAATGGAAGTATTAGGCTTGCCAGGTGGCTTTATGAAGATTAGCCGTAATTGTGCCGAAAAGATGATTGAAGCATATCCTCGTCAGACTTTAAGAAGCACAAGTGAAAACAGTCAGTTTTGGCCTTTATTTGATCCTTATGAAACGCCTGACGGCAATCGTTTAAGTGAAGATTTTAGTTTTTGCCAAAGATGGGTAGATATAGGTGGCAAAGTATGGGCAAATCTTGAATTTGAGCTAGGTCACATTGGCTACAAAACTTTTAAAGGAAGTTGTGGAAAACACTTGAGAGATCAACAAAACAATGTAAAATAGTTGTAGATTTACCACACTACCCCTTTGCAAAGGAAAAATTATGTCTAGTACCACAGTTACTCGTGGCAATTCCCACGAAACTTTTTATATTACCCCATCATTAACTCCAGCCCAAGTTGCTTTAAATACAACTGCTGCACAGACTTTTAGCGTTCCTGGCTTACAAACTACTGATTTTGTAAATGTTATTGGTTATCAAGGCACACAAACTGCTGGTATTGTTGTTGCTGAAGCTGATTGCTTAACTGCAAACGTATTGTCAGTTCAATTTGGAAACTGTGCTACCGCTAGTGCTACTCCAGCTTCTGGCTTGTATGCTATTCAAATTACTCGCTTAGAAGGCCCAGCACCATCTACTGCTGTTTAAGGATAAATCATGGCTAACGTATCAGCTTACCGCTTTGTTGGCCCGACAACGGCCATATCAGTAACTACATCTAGTTCAACTTCTGTAACTATTACCCCTAATGGTAATGATCAAGCGAACTTTTGTGGCTTTTTAAACGTAGGTACAACACCTATCGCTATTACTATTGCTCCAGCCGTTGCAGGAACAACGACAACTGCACCAGCAGCCGTTCTCCCAACAGGTGGAAATAGCTCACAGAGCTTTGTTTTAGGCATTTCAATGTCACAGCCTACTGTGATTGCTGTACCGCCTAGCTTTGCTATTACAGCTATTGGAACAGCTAATACGCTATATGTATTGCCTATGGTCGATCAAAACTAAGGAATAATTATGGCAAACCCAGGCGTAGCAAGTAGTTCAGTTATCAATCTATTGCCAGTTCAGGCTGAATACGATGCTAATAACAATTGTTTAGGTCTATATGGTCAAGGTGGTAATGCTTTATATGCCCCATACAATGCTAGTTCATTGTCTATTGGCAATAATTTAGTTGCTTCTACCACGCTTCCTACAGTTTCTAGCGGTTTTGGCACAGGCCCTACTGTTCTTGCTAATAACACTTTTTGTTTTAAAGTAACAGTTGGCACAGGTGGCGCAGCTAACGGAACAATTAGCCTTCCTACAGCCCCTAATGGATGGCTTTCTTTTGCTGCCGATGTAACAAGTGGTAGTTCATTGTTTTTACAGCTAACAGGTAGCACAGCAACATCAGTTACATTTACTAGCTATTCTGTTACAACAGGTGCTGCTGCAAATATGTCTGCTGGAGATGTGGTTTTAATTAACTGTATTGCCTATTAAGGGTAATTTATGGCAAACATAAATGATTCTGTAACTCAGAATCTACTGCCTGTCCAAGCGTATTTTAACTTGGATGGGTCTTTTAATACGTTTATAGGGCAGAATATGCCCTTTTACGCTACTACTAACCCTGTTCAGTCAGGGTTAACCATTACAAATAGTACGATTGATAGCACGACTATTGGTGCTACTACCCCATCTACTGGGGTTTTTACTAATATCACAACAACTACAGGTCAAATAACAACTCAACCTAGCGGTGCTACTGACATTGTTAACTTGCTTGCTTTGCAATCGTATGCTGCTGGAATAAGCTGGAAACAACCTGTAGCTTGTGCAACAACAGCCAATATTACGCTTTCAGGTCTGCAAACAATTGACACTTACACGACTTTATCAGGCGATAGAGTCATTGTTAAAAATCAGAGTACAAGTGCTAACAATGGCATTTATATTGCCTCTAGCGGTGCTTGGACTCGTTCTACAGATGCAGATACATGGAATGAGTTAGTTTCAGCTATTGCATTTATTGAATATGGTTCACAAGCTGGTGGCGCATGGTTCTGTACAGTAACTCCTGGCGGTACATTAGGCGTAACTCCTGTAACTTGGGCGCAATTTACGACTTCAGCTACTTATAGCGCAGGCACAGGATTAAGTCTTACAGGCTATACATTTAGCATTACAAACACAGGCACAGCAGGCACTTATGGTTCTGCAAGCGCAGTTCCTGTTTTTGTTACAAACGCTCAAGGTCAAGTCACTAGCGTAACGAATACAAGTATCGCAATTGCTAATACTCAGGTTTCTGGGCTTGGCACAATGTCAACGCAAAATGCCAATAACGTAGCAATTACAGGTGGATCAATCAATGGCACAACTATTGGGGCTTCTACTGCTTCAACTGTTACTGGTACTACCATTACTGCTAATAGTAGTTTTAGCGGTCCTGGAACTGGGCTAACAGGCACAGCAACTTCATTATCTATTGGTGGCTCTGCTGGATCAGCTACCACAGCCGGAAGTGTAACTAATAGCGTTACATTTAATAATGGTGGTACAGGCGCAGCATCAGGCACAACTTTTAATGGCTCTGTTGCTCAGACTATTTCTTACAATACTATTGGCGCACCTAGCACTACAGGTACAGGCGCAAGTGGCACATGGGGAATAAATGTTACAGGCAACGCTGCTACAGTAACGAATGGTGTATATACAACTAGTAGCTACTCAAATCCTACTTGGATTACATCAATTCTAGGCTCTATTGTTAGTGGTGCAGTAGCATCAGCTACAACCTCTACTAATCTATCAGGCGGTTTAGCTGGTTCTTTGCCATATCAATCAGGCGCAGGCGCAACAACGTTTTTAGGTATTGGTTCTGCAAACTATGTATTAACGTCAACTGGCTCTGCACCACAATACGTTGCTCAAAGCACATTGTCAGTAGGATCAGCTTCTACAGCAACAACAGCAACTAATCTTGCTGGTGGTATTGCTAGTCAAATACCTTATCAAACTGGAGCTGGAACAACTGCTTTTGTAGCCAATGGAACAACAGGTCAGTTTTTAACATCTAATGGTACTTCTGCTCCATCATGGACAACAGTAACAACTGCCGTAACGATTAGTGACCAAACATCATCTGCAAGCGTGTTTTATCCTGTATTTGTAAATGCTACTTCAGGCACTACAAACACAATAGACACTAGCTCTACAAAACTTCAATATGTTCCTTCTACTGGTTCTTTTAGTGCCACGACTTTTGTAGGAGCATTAACAGGTAATGCCACAACTGCAACTTCTGCTACTTCAGCAACTACAGCAACAAATATAGCTGGCGGTGCTAATGGTTCTGTTCCTTATCAAACAGGAAGCGGTGCAACAACATTTTTAGCGGCTGGTACTAACGGCTATATTATGACTTTAGCTAGTGGTGTTCCTACTTGGGCTGCCGCACCAGCAACAGGCGTAACAATTTCAGACGATACAAGTTCTGCAACTGCTTATTACCCACTATATGCAAGAGTAACAAGCGGTACTGCTTCAACTGAATATACAAGTTCAACTAAATATCTTTATAAGCCATCAACAGGCGAATTAACTTCACCTATCACTATAGCTTCTAACGGATTACAACTAAATAGTTCTACTGTATCTACAAGCTACACAATAGCCACAGGAAACAATGCAATGAGTGTTGGTCCTATGACAATTGCAAGCGGTCAATCAGTTACAGTAAGTTCAGGTCAAAGGTGGGTGGTTCTATGAGTTCAGTAGTCATTTCAGGCGATACAAGCGGTACTATTACATTAGCCGCCCCAGCCGTAGCTGGTACAAATACTATTACGCTTCCTGCCGCTACTGGTACTGCTTTAGTTTCAGGTAATCAACCAGTATTTAGCGTTTATTCAAGTGCTAATCAAACAGGATTGACAATTAGCACACTTAATAAAATAGCTTTTGACACAAAACTTTACGATTCTGCTTCTTGTTTTAATACATCTAATTATCGTTTTACACCAACAGTAGCTGGGTATTACCAATTTAATATGTGTGTTTATATAACATCCGTAGCTTTAACAATAATAGAGCCATTTATTTATAAAAATGGAAGCATTTTTAGTTCTGGTCAATATTTATCTGCGTCAGGCGGAACTACGGCAATAGGAACTGCAAGCAATATTATTTATTGCAATGGCTCAACTGATTACATTGAATTTTATGCTTATGCACAAGGTACTGCAAGTTATACAATCAATGCTTCTTTAAATTACACTTTTGCTTCAGGTTGCCTTGTAAGGACTGCATAATGAATTTATACGAAAAAATTAAAGCAATTTACCCATCTTTAACAGATGACGATTTTTCCCCAAGAGGAACAATTCAACTTCAAAACGATTCAGACGGCAAAGGCGATTACATTGCTTCTTGGAATCACCCAACACTAGCTAAACCAACTGCGGAGCAATTAGCATGAGCATTACATATGGCGGCGATACTATAACTGATTCAAATGGTGGAGTATTGCGCCCTATTAGTTCTGTTATGCGTAATCGTATTATCAATGGTGCGATGGTTATTGACCAAAGAAATGCTGGTGCTAGTATTACCCCTACAAACGGACAATTTAGTTTAGATAGATGGGGATGTGGATTAACTCAAGCATCTAAATTTACAGCACAACAATCTTCAACAGCACCAGTAGGATTTTCTAACTCTTTATTAATTACTTCATCCTCTGCTTATTCAGTAGCTTCTGGAGATGCTTTTTATATTCAGCAATTTATTGAAGGATTTAATTGTGCAGATTTAGCTTGGGGAACTGCTAATGCCAAAACAGTTACTTTGTCATTTCAAGTTTATTCTTCATTGACTGGAACTTTTGGTGGTGCTTTGCAAAATGGGGCACAAAACAGAAGTTATCCATTTAGCTTTACAGTTTCTTCTGCAAACACTTGGACAACAGTTAGCATTACTATTGCTGGTGATACAAGCGGAACTTGGTTAACAACCAATAGTCGTGGTATTGGAGTTTTCTTTAATTTAGGTTCAGGCTCAACATACTTGGGAACTGCTAATACTTGGGCTGGTTCAGCTTATTTTGGTGCAACTGGAAATACATCCGTAGTAGGAACAAGCGGAGCAACCTTCTACATTACTGGTGTTCAACTAGAAGTAGGTAGTAGTGCTACTGGATTTGAATATCGTCAGTATGGTCAAGAGTTAGCATTGTGTCAGCGTTACTATTACAAAATAATTAATGGTTCGGGAAATTCTAGAGTTTTATCAGGCTATATCACAACTACAACTCAAGCACTTCATGTATTAAATATGCCTGTATCAATGAGAACTTCTCCAACGGCATTAGAAACAGATGGAACTGCATCTCATTATGCTATTTCTAATTTAAATACAGATACTACTTGTAGTGCAGTACCATCATTTAACGATGCAACGATAAATACAGTTTCAGTTGTTGGAACTGTTACTGCTGGTTTAGTTGCTGGCGGTGGATGCCAATTACGATATTTAAATTCGGCTGGTTATTTAGCTGTTTCTGCGGAGTTATGATGACATACAAACTATTAAGAACAAATCAAGATGGCATTAAAATTTATGCCAAAATTGACGATGATGGTTTATGCCGAGTTACTTGCAATGAATTTGATGAAGCCTACCTAAAATGGATTTCTGAAGGCAACACACCATTACCAGCGGAGAATGAATAATGTCAATGATTATTGATGGGACTAATGGTCTAACATTTAACAACGCCACTACACAAGCTAGTGCTGGTTTAGTTGCTGGTGGAACTATTGCTACAGGCACAGTAACAACGCTAACTACAACAACCCTATCAGACGGCACTAATAGCACTTCTTCTACTAACGCTATTAAAGGTTCTGCAAAGGCTTGGGCTAAATTTAATAATAGCGGTACTATTTCTGCTTCATACAATGTTTCAAGCATTACTGTAAATTCAACTGGGTATTACACAGTAAATTTAACTAACGCTTTGCCTAATGCAGATTATGCCGCTATTGCAACTGCTACAGCATCAACTGGTTCAAACGGAAATGTTACGGCAACAGTATTTACAGATAATAGTGGTAATGCAGTTACTCCAACTACAACAACTTACGCAATAAATACAGGTGTTTATGGTGTTGGGCAATTTGCTACTAGATTTGTATGTACCGCAGTATTTGATTAATAAAGGACAACCAAAATGACACAAGCAATTATTTTTACTAACTCCAATGGCGGTGTATCAGTTTGCACCCCTACTGGTGAATTGTCTATTGAAGAAGTGTTAGTTAAAGATTGTCCTGAAGGTGCAATGATTGTTGATACCAATTCTTTACCTACTGACAATCAGTATTTTAATGCTTGGGAATTAGTAGATGGTCAAGTAGTAGTTAATGAAACTAAAAAACAAGCCATTATTGATGCCATTCAAGCACCAATAACTGCAAAGGCTTCTGCACTAGCTAAACTAGCCGCATTAGGTTTAACCCAAGATGAAGTAAAGGCATTGATAGGATAATCATGGAATATAAATGGAAAATTTTAGAAGTATTTGCTAAAGATACTGTTATTACAGGTGTTAAATATCATTTAATAGGCACAGAAGGTGAATATTCTGTAGAAACAGAAGGAAATTTTTATTTTGAAGAGCCTACTGAAAAAGTGCCTTTTGCACAAATTACAGAAAGCACAATTATTGGTTGGTTAGAAAATGAAGCTATTTTTGATGGCAAAAACCATATCAAAATGGGTATCGAAAATCAAGTAGAAGCGTTAAAATTACATAAACCAGTTCCTATGCCTTGGAAACCACAAGTATTTAAGGTTCAACTATGACAACCCCCTACGATATTGTTTCTAGAGCATTAAAAGACATAGGCGCATTAGAGGCTGGGGAAAGCCCTAGCGCAGATGCAGCTCAAGATGCTTTTGATATGCTCAATGATCTAATAGATCAATGGTCAAACGAAGAAATGATGGTCTATTACAAGAACGAAATTGTATTTCCTATCGTTCCTGGTCAGACTCAATATACTATTGGCCCTGGTGGTCAAATAGGCGCAATTATCACAGGATCAATTTCAGGCACAACTTTAACTGTTACAGGCATTACTTCTGGCGCAATTAACGTAGGGCAAACCCTTAGTGGTACAGGAATTACATCAGGAACTAAAATTGTAGCCATGCTCACAGGCGCAGGAAACAACGTCAATGAAGCAGGCACATATCGTTTAAATATTAGTCAAACTGTAAGCTCTGAAACTATCAACCTTTACTATCAACGCCCATTAAGCATTGATTCAGCATTTGTACGCATTAATACTAATAGTAATGGTGTACCTATTGTAAATGGTGGCTTGGACTACCCAATCTCTATTCTTGCAGTAGAAGATTATCAAATGATTGGTTTAAAGACTTTAAATGGGCCTTGGCCTAAAGCTCTTTATTATCAGCCTAGCGAAACATTAGGAAACATCTATGTATGGCCTAATCCATCGCAAGGCGAAATGCACATTTTTACAGATAATTTGTTTCAAAGCTATACAAATCTAAATGATACGATTATTCTTCCACAGGGCTACACAATGGCTCTCAGATGGTGTCTAGCAGAGCGTTTGATGCCTATGTATGGAAAATCTAGTGCAACGCAAATAACGATGATTAACGCCTATGCTGCTCAAGCTAAAGCTACTGTTAAACGTATCAATATGAAACCTGTTCAATCTGCTCGATTTGCTGATGCTATGTTGGCAAGCAGACAAAAAGATGCAGGATGGATTTTGAGTGGGGGTTTCTTTAGATAGAGTATTTGTTCGATAGTGTGATATAATAAAGATTCTAACAAAGGATTCTTATCATGAAAACACTAGCAGAATTAAAAGCAGAAAAATTAAAAGTAAACAGAGCAATAAAAAGATTAAAAGATAACGAAGCATACGCAAGAAAAGTAAACAGAGAAATAGGTGCGCCAGGAAAACCAGCAAACACTCCTAAAGTGCTTTGGAGCAAAGTTGATAAACGTAGCAAAGATGAATGTTGGAATTGGAAAGGTTTTATAAATCATGATGGTTATGGAAGGACTTGGATTAATGACAAAGGCTACTATGCTCATAGAGTCATTTATTCGCTTGCTTATCCAAACACGATTAACCTTAGTGCGCCCAAATTTACAGATAATTCAGGATTTCTTTTACACACTTGCGACAATCCTTCTTGCTGTAATCCAAAACATTTATGGGTTGGCACTCATGCTGATAATATGGCTGATAAAGTTGCCAAAGGCAGACAAAAAAGATTTCCACAAGATTCTGGCCCACGTTGCAAACTTACAATGGATCAAGCTAGAGAAGCTAGATTACTTAGGAAAAATGGTATGACTGTTTTACAATTAATGGAAAAATTTGAATTAAGTCGTGCTAGTATGAAAACCTTGTTACGTGGTGATTCATACAAGGAAAGCGAATAATTATGGATTTTGGCTTTGTTGGCGCATCGTACACAGCTCCGTCTATTTATCAAGATGACCAAGAGTGCATCAATTGGCGGCCTGAAATTGACCCAACTAAAGGTCAAGGCGCAAGAGGTGTTGTCGCACTTTATCCCACGCCTGGTCTTACTAACGTAGTTACTTTGCAAAATGCCCAAGTAGTTCGTGGTATGAGAACAGTAAGCGGTGGTCAATATTGCGTTGCAGTATGTGGCCCATACGTTTACGTTTTAAATTCTACTTTTACCCCTACAATTATTGGGCAATTAAATAGCTCAACAGGTCAAGTAGGCATTAGTGATAACGGAACAAACGTATATATAGTTGATGGATCATATCGCTATACATGGCGTATTTCAGCACCTAGCGCAGCAGTATTTCAAGGCACAATCTCAGGAACGACTCTTACAATAACAAGAGTAATTAGCGGCACAATTGCTGTAAATCAATCATTGTTTGGTATTGGCGTTCCTAACGAAACAGTTATTGTTAGCGGTAGTGGAACAACTTGGACAATCAATAACACAGCTAGTATTGCAACTGCTATTCAAATGAACTCTGCTGCTGTAGCTGGTGTTATAACAGCTTCTATATCAGGGTCAACCCTTACTGTAACAGCCGTTACAAGTGGAACAATTTACCCAGGTCAAACAATTCAAGGAACAAGTGTAGCTTCTAATACTGTAGTTACAGCTTTAGGTTCTGGAACTGTATTAAGTCAGTCTATTGCTACAGGCGGCACAGGATACGCTATAAATGACACTATAACTGTCTTAGGTGGTGTTTATGGCTCAAGCCCAGCTACTTATACTGTATCGTCTATTTCAGCAGGCGTTGTTACTGGATTGACTCAAACATTTGCCGGTCAATATACTTCTATTCCTACAAACCCAGCTTCTACATCTTCAAATGGTGCAGGAACAGGGTTAACCCTTAATCTCACTTTTGGTACAGGATCAGGTTCAACAGGTAATTATGTAGTAAGTGGATCACAAACTGTTTCGTCTGAAACAATGTATTTGCTTAACTTTAGCGTATTACCTAGCTCTGATGGCGCATTTCAAGGTGCTTCAATTGTAGATATAGTAGATAATTACTTTGTTTATAACAGACCAAGCACCCAACAATGGGCAGCTTCTAATCTTTTAAGCCCTATTACTTATGGATTAAGCTATGCAAGCAAATTTACAGGGCCTGATAACCTTGTTTCTTTAGTCTGCGATCATGGACAAGTCTATTTATTAGGTGAACAAACTTCAGAAGTATGGGCAGATCAAGGTACATTCCCATTTGCTTTTCAAAGAATTCCTGGCTCATCAAGTCAACATGGTTTAGCCGCAGCCAATTCAATTGCTCGTTTAGGCAATTCTTTTGCTTATGTAGCTAAAAACAATCGTGGGCAAGCTGAAATAGTCATTATGAATGGATATTTTCCTCAAAGAATATCAACTCATGCTGTAGAAAACACTCTTGTTAATCAAAGCATTTCTGATGCTATTGCTTATACTTATCAATTAGAGGGCCATGAGTGCTATGTAGTGACGTTCCCTAGTCTTGATATTACTTGGGTGTATGACATTACGACTCAGTTATGGCATAAATGGCTATGGACAGATAGTCAAAATAATTATCATCGTCATCGCTCAAATTGCTCTGCTTTCTTTCAAAACGTAGTTTTAGTAGGTGATTGGCAAAATGGTCAAATCTATCAATTAGACCCTAACAATTACACAGATAATAGCGATTCAATACGCAGATTGCGTAGATGCCCACATTTAACTACAGACTTACAACGTCAATATTTTGACGAATTACAAATACAATTTCAGCCAGGCGTAGGTTTAGAAGGTATTACCGATCCACCTTTAAATGCTGAAACTATTGGTGCAAACCCTCAAGCTATGTTACGTTGGTCATCAGATGGTGGCTCAACATGGAGTAACGAGCATTGGTCAGGAATTGGTAAAGTCGGAAGATACAAAAATCGTATTATTTGGCGCAGATTAGGCTGGGCAAGAGATAGAATCTATGAAGTAGTGGTTACAGACCCTATAAACGCTGTAATCGTGTCTGCTAACCTTAAAGCAAGCGCAGGGGAAAATTAATGGCTAATGTCTTATGGGGTAACAGTCAATCAAATAGTTACCCGAATACACCTGTTTTAGACGAACAAACAAAAATGCCTACAAGGGCATGGCAACAGTATTTTTTGAATATATTGAACTTTACAAGCGCAACAAACGCAACAAAAGGGACAGGAACGCTTCCTAGCAATCCTGTAGGCTTTATTAACATTACAGTAGCTGGTAAACCTTATAAAGTGCCTTATTACAATGTCTGACATTATTGAAAAAATGGGTATTCCTACCCAAGAACAAATATTAAAATTACAAGCAGAAATGACTTGTATGCCACAAGTTGAACTTAAAACAGAACATTACTTCTCTGAAGGTATGTATTGTAGAAAGCTAACTAGACCAGCCGGTACGTTAATTGTTGGTAAAGTTCACCTAAAAGATCATTTTTTTATGTGCGCTATGGGAGAAATAATAGCTTGGACTGAAAATGGGATGAAAAAACTGCTTCCAGGCGATATAATCGAGTCTAAACCTGGAACAAAACGAGTGACTTTTGCTTTGTCTGATGCTATAGGAATTACTGTACATAAAACAGATAAAACTGATTTAGATGAAATAGAGGCAGAATTGATTGAACCTGATGAACTTGCTTTATTTGATTCAAGTAATAAATTGAAAAAAATTGTTATTGAAAGCCAAAAAATGGCTTTGGAAGGTAAATTATGAGTTGGGTAGCCGTAGCAGTAGTAGGTGGAACATTAGTTGGTGGATATATGGCTGGGCAAGGGGCGCAAAATGCTGCCAATACGCAAGCTAATGCTGCTATGGCGCAACAAGCCAATCTTCTTGCTGCTGGGCAACAAGCATCACAACAATTTACCCCTTATTCAGCAGCAGGAACTACTGCGCTATCTAATCTTGCTTCTAATAACGCATATTTTAATAATCAATTTAGTAATCAAGATTTAAATTCTCAATTAGCCCCTAATTATGCTTTTCAACTACAACAAGGGCAATTAGGTAATGAACAAGCAAATAATGCTACAGGTGGCATAGCAGGCGGTAATGCTCAAAAGGCTTTACAAGACTATACGCAAAATTATGCTGGTACAGCGTATCAAAATGCGTTTAATAATTATCAAGCCCAAAGAAGCAATATTAATACTATGAATTTGAATCAAGCTCAATTAGGCCTTGCTGGTGCTACAGGTTCTGCAAACGCTCAAATTGGCACAGCCACAAACGTAGCTAACTTAGGCATTGGCGCAGCAAACGCTCAAGCTGCTAGTCAAATTGCACAAGGCAATATTTATGGTGGTGTAGCTAATACAGCAGGCAATATGCTTGGTTACAGCGCATTAAATAGCATGAATCAACCTATGAATACTAGCTCAATAGCTGCTGGTGGTTCTGGTGGCGGTGGTGCTTTTACTGGTGCTGGAGACTTTACAATGCCATCTGGTTTATCAATGACTGCAACTCCTATTGGTGGTGGGCCATCAACTTCTGGATTTATAGCGGATTAAGGAAAAAAATATGGCAATCGGCACAAGCGGAGTTTCAGTACCATCAATGGGTCAAACTATTGATCCTAGCATTTATGGCAATAAAGAAGCTCCTAAAGGAATGAGTTTAAGCGACATAGTTGATCTCAGTCGTAGTTCTAATGCTTTGCAAAAAGAAAAGGCTTTATTAGAACCGCAAATTCGTGCTGGTAAAGCAGCAGCAGAAACAGCAGAAACAAGTGCAGCTAAAGCTAAATTAGGGTTATCTACAGATTTTGCTGACAAAATGCGACAAAATCAAATTTCATTAATTAATGATCCTTTAATTGTGCAAGCAGAACAAGACCCACAATTTGCAGCAGCAAATAAAGACAAGATTGCTAAATTAGTTGAAAGACAAGCTAAAGCTGCTACAGAAATGGGATTAGACCCAACAAAAGCAGCAGAACTTAATGCCCCTTATCTTGAAGCAGTAAATCAAACAAATGGTCAAGGATTAAGACAATTTCTTAAAACTCGTATGCTTGCTGGCTTAGATACACAAGCACAAACAGCATTACAACAGCCATCAACAAACGCTTTAGGTCAAACTGTCATTACAAATCCAATACAAGAAACAAGAAAAACGCTTGGAGAATCAAACCCAACAACACCAGGAGTTGCAAACTTTAATCAATATCAGCAAGATTTAACTAATCGTGTTGCTGGTGCTACACAAGTTGAAATGCGACTAAATGAAGCTGAAAACTTAATGAAAGAGTTTAAGCCTGGTGCTGGCTCAAGAACTTATGTAGATATTGCTCAAAAATTACAAGCTGTAGGCGCACCACAATCTTTAGTTGATTCAGTTGCCAAAGGTGATTTATCTGCGGCACAATCTTTAAACAAATTTATTGCTCAAACTGTAACCGCTAACATTGGTCAAATGCAAGGTAATCCAACGGCTAATATGATGAACGATTATCTTAAAAATAATCCTGATATTAGTAGCGACCCAAGAGCATTGCAACGTTTCTTTGAATTTGGTCATAAACAAAATGCTATTCCTATTGAAGAACAACAATTTTTGCTTGAAAAAGCTAAAAAAGGAATTTTAAATCCTGATACTCATGTTGCAGAATCACAACAACATATTTTAGAAAAGTTTGCTCAAAAACAAAATACTGTTACAGGAAAAGAACGTGGCAATCCAACTTATGGAAAATATAAAGGCCATGATGTAGTAAGCCATGATGGTGGTAAAACTTGGGAATATAAATAATGGATAATTTATATGCTTCTCTTGAGCAGAGATATGATTTGCCAGAAGGTGCATTATCCGCTATTGTCGGTGCTGAAAAAAGTGGTGATACCGCAATAAGCCCCAAAGGTGCTAAAGGTCGATTTCAGTTTATGCCAGCAACGGCTGATGCTTATGGAGTTGATACTTCTGATCCAATTAGCTCTGCCAAAGGTGCAGCGCAATATTTATCAGATTTAAAAAATCAATATGGCAGTTGGAAAGCTGCTGTTGCTCATTACAATGGTGGCACAAAAGCTGCTAAAGCTGTTTTAGCTGGAAATGAACCACCGGCAACTGAAACACAAAATTACCTTAAAAATGTTGGATCAAAGATGGCTATTGATTCATCTCAAGTTGAGCCTTTAGGGTCAGTTAAAGTTTCTGGTTATGAACCTATAAACCCTTCTGAAGTGCAAATTTCTGAACCTATTAAAGCGGAAGAAGTTACTAAAGATTTACCTGAAAATCTTAAAGGATTAAGTAAATCTGAGTTATTTCTTAAAGGTTTAAAGGCTTCTGGTGAAACTACTATAACCGGAATAGGTCAAGCATTAGACCCATTAGCTCAACAATTAGAAAAAGCATTTCCAAAAGTTTCAAAAGCAGCAGAAAAACTAGGGTTACCTTCTGCTAAAGAAGTTGCCGCTAATCGTGAAGCTGAAATTCTTGCACAAAGAGAAGCTAATAAACCTTTATTAGAAACAACGCCAGGGATGTTAGGTAATGTTGCTGGAGAAGTTGGTCAAGCTATTGCATTACCAGGTGGTACTATTGGTAAAGCAGCCTTAACTGGTGCTACTATGGGCGCAGTTCAACCTACATTACCAGAAGAAAGCAAAGCATTTAATATTGCTTCAGGAGCTGTTTTAGGTGGTGCTGGTCAAGGAATTGTTGGCGCAATCGGTAAAGCTGCTCAACCTATTGGTAAAGGTTTAAGCGATATTGGTGAAAAATCAGTTCAAGTTCTTAAGAATGCAGGCGTTCCATTAGATGCGGCACAAGCTACAGGCTCTAAAGCATTACAATGGGCAAAAAGACTTACATCTGATAATCCTTTTACTGGTGGTGAAAATCAAGCATTTTCTCATGTTCAAAATAATGCTTATACAAAAGCAGTAGCAAAAACAATGGGGGAAGATGTAGAACAAATTACCCCTGAAGTAATACAAAATGCTAAATCTCGTTTAGGTGATACTTACGATCAACTTTTTGAACGCAATGGTGTTCGTGTTACAAGAAACTTTCAAAATGATTTAAATGGTTTAAAAAATGAAGCAGAAAGAATTTTGCCTTCAAATGAAAAAGCTGTTGGAAATATTGTAAATGACATTATTGATAAATCTAAATCCAATATGGGACATTTAGATGGAAAACAATATCAAGCATTTAAACGTCAATTAGATGCTTTAGAAAAGCAAGGTGGTTTATCTGCTCATTATGCTGGCGAAATTAAAAATAAATTATTAGATGGTTTATCTGATACTGTAGATAAATTTGGCAAAAAAGGGGACATTGATTTACTTAAAGCCACAAATAAACAATATGGCAATATGAAAAAGATTGAGGATATTGCTCTTAAAGACCCTGAAGGTCATGTAAGCCCATCTTTGTTATATAACTCTTTAACCACAAAAGGAAAACGTGGTGCTTTTTATCAAAATGATCCTGAACTTGCTAAATTAGCTCAAGCTGGAAAAAATATTCTTCCTGAAAAAATGGCAAATAGTGGAACTACCGCTAGATTGGCAGGACAAGCAGCAATTCCTACCGCTTTAGCTGCTTATGATTATGCAAAAGAAGGCGATATAGGAAAAGCATTGGGAATTGGTACAAGTGCATATATAGCACCTAAAGCGTTGCAAAAAGCACTTTATAGCCCAGCTTTTGCTTCTTATCTTGAAAAAGGCATTGGAAGCACAGCATTAAAAGATTTATTACAAGCACCAAGCAAATATGGCATAGGTAAAATTCCACTTGCATCGTTTGAATCTTATTTGCAACAAGTACAAAAAGAAAAAGGTACTCAATAATGGCATCAGTTCTACTATCCCCAGTTGGCGTAGGTCAACAATACTTTGATAATAATGGTGTACCTTTAGCTGGTGGGTTAATTTATACTTATCAAGCTGGTACAAGCACCCCATTAGCTACTTATACAGACAATGGCGGAACAGTTGCTAACGCTAATCCTATTGTTTTGGACTCTGCTGGTCGTGTTCCATACGAGATATGGATGTTTACAGGATATAGCTATAAATTCGTTATACAGTCTGCTACAGCGACTTCTATACAAACTTTAGATAATCTATACCCTATTCTTCAAAACGCTCCCACAAGCGCACCAGCAGTTCCTAGTGGCGGTATTATTTTATGGTCAGGTTCTACAGGCTCAGTTCCTAGTGGATGGTATTTGTGCGATGGTACAAACGGAACACCTGATTTACGCAACTCATTTATTGTAGGCGCAGGCAATACATATGCAGTAGGCGCAACAGGCGGTACAGCAGATGCTATTGTAGTAAGCCATACTCATACTGCTACTTCAACTGTAACTGACCCAGGACATAACCATACATTAGCTACAACTACTGGTGGATTAGGTGGTCAAGATCAGCCAACAAGAGCATTAGCTGGTTCTACAACTACTGGTACTTCAACTACTGGAATTACAGTAGGAACAACTATTGCTACTGCTGGTACAAGCGGTACAAATCAGAATCTTCCACCTTATTATGCTTTGGCATACATCCAGAAAGCATAATAATGATAGAGCTTGATCCAGTAAAAATAGGGGTAATGTGGCAAAAGGTTGAAGCTATGGAGCATGAAGTTTCAGAGCTAAGAGCAGATGTTAAAGAACTATTAGCTATGGCAAATAAAGGTCGTGGTGGCTTTTGGGTAGGCATGATGGTGGTATCAGGCATTAGTTCTTTTATAGGTTTTATAGCTCATTATTTCAGCGCAAAATGAACCATGTCAGACCCATTCGGTATTGCACAAGGGGCAAAAACTCTTAGCAGCAGTATTGATGCAAGCAGAGAGGCTAGTAAAGGTTTAACTAAAAGCATAGAAGGAATACAGCATGACGGACTTGCTGTAGCGCAACAAAAAGCAACGGAAAGACGTAGAGTAGCAAGAGAAGAAGAACATCGTAAGCAAACGGCCTTAATTAAGGCTTTAGAAGATTGGCAACAAAAGAAACAAATTAGCGACAAAGAAGCAAAGTTAAAGATAGATTTTGTTAAGAAATATGGAGCTAAAGAATGGGATGCAGTTTTAAAGATCAAGCTAGACATAGAAAATATGGAACGTGCAAATAATGAAGCGTTCAAGCATGATCTAAAAGAAGTGCGTAAAGTACAGTTTTATTGTTTTGCAGTTGCAGCATTAATATCATGGTATTTAACATGGGGTTATAAATTATGAATGAAATTTTTACACACATATTGACAGGTAAAGACAACAATACGCATGACATTGCTAAATGGGCATGGATGCTTGGATTTTTGCTTGTTGGCTGTTCTGCAATCTATTTAATCTATACAGGCAAAGATATTAGCCTTACTGAATTAGCTGGTGCTTTAGGAATCGTATCAGGTTCAGGCGCAGCTTCAGTAGCAGCAAAACAAGTATCTGGTGCAGAGCCACAATGAGCTTTTTACTTAATCTTTTAGGCGGTCTAAGTGGACAAACTTACATATATCTTGTACTTGTACTTGGTAGTTTTTCTAGTGGTTTCTATATTGAGCATATTCGCTTTGTTGATTTCCAAGATAAAGTCAAAATTGTTGCAGAACAACAAATTGCCGAAAACAAGGCAAAACTTAAAGAACAAGAATTAATAAATAGAGGAGTAACAGATGCGTACAACGCTAATGTCAGTAATATTCACAATTTTTATCACAGGATGCTCAACGACACCGGTAGCGGTGCAATGTCCAGCGTTCCCAACGCCACCATCACAATTAATGGCACTACCATCAACACATTGGATTTTGCCGAACAATGTGCCACAACCACCCAACAACTCGAATCAACCCAAGATTGGATTCGGACTCAAATAGGATTAGATAGTGCAAAACAACTTTGATAAATGCCTTGATTTAGTTCTTAAATCAGAAGGTGGCTACGTTAATAATAGTCAAGACCCAGGTGGAGTTACTAATTTAGGTGTAACTCAACGAGTTCTTGAAGAATGGCTAGGTCATCCTGTAGATGACAAGATTATGCGTAACCTTACACCTGATCAAGTATCAGGACTTTATAAGGCTAAGTATTGGATGGCTTGCTACGCACCACAGTTGCCTTTAGGCGTTGATTATTGCTTATTTGATGCAGCAGTCAACATGGGGCCCGGAAGGGCTGTAAAGCTCTTACAAGAAGCCATACAATGTATGCCTGATGGCACTATTGGCCCAAGAACTATGCAGCTTTTAGATCAAAAGAAACCAGAAGATATTGTAGATGCGTTTAGTCAGCGTAAAATTAACTTTTATGAAGGTTTAAAGACTTTTCCTGTATTTGGTAAAGGCTGGCTTAAACGAGTTGAAGATGTTAAATTTAACGCATTAAAAATGATTGGAGAAGCAAATGGCATTTGAAATTAAAGAACATAAGCAAAAACTTACAAAAACAGGTCATTATGTTAAAGACTCTGAGCATCGCACAGAAGATCGTTTAGAACGCTTAGAAAAAAAGCTAGATAAACATATTGCTTTGCCTATGGAGAAAGCTCACCATCCGCACCAAGCAAGCCAAAAAGAAGCTCCTTTACCAAATATGCGAAAATATTAAAATAGGTCTGTTAATTCAGCTATTTTAAATAATTTGATGGGGCAGTCGTAAAACAACTCCCCTTTAGCAACATATTTGTTAGGGACTTCAATTAATGGGCAATTCTCTAAAGAGCTTACTTTTGCCCAATAAGCACGATGTAAGTCATGAGTTAAAGCAAAAAATAAAACAGGCAGATTACCTAGAGTTAGCTTGTCTTTACGTTGCGCTTTGTGAATACTACCAAATTGATCAAACCCTTCTTGACGAACTTCTACCTCAAGCGCACCAACTGGAACACCTGATCGACAAACGATTAGATCAACTCCATACTTATTAGGGTTATCTTTACACTCTACTCCCCATTTCATCTGCACCCAATCAGATACAGCTTTACGAGCAGGCGCATCATATTTATCGTGTAAATATTGGCTAAATGGCTTCAATGTTTAAGCGCAAGCACTAAAACTACAAAACAAAGAAAAAGAATATAAGCCACATTGCACCAATATTCAAAACGCAGCTTATAAGGATCGCCAATTAACCATTTTTGAATCTCTAACATATCTGGGTCGTGCTCTGTATAACGAGGTTTAAGTGGGTTTTCGTCATACCTAGAGCTAATTAAGACTTTGCCGTTGTTAAGATAATCAATCATTTCTCACTTGCCTTTCGATGTTTCATGTTTTCAGCATGACTTAAAACCCTTAAATTTTCGATTCTATTGTCATGTCTAATTCGATTGATATGGTCAATTTCTAAAGGTGCTTCAGGCATATAACCATGAAACATTTGAAAAATTATTCTATGCACTAAATATCGTTTTTTGTTAATAGAAACTTGTTTATAGCCGTCTGTAATGGTTGCACCAGCCAAACTGCCAGCCTTTTGCCGACCACGACTAACTTTCCAATAAAGTTCGCCATCTTTATATTCAAACAAATCTTTCATTTTTCAGAAGCCCTTTTTAGTATTGCTCTAGCAAATTGCTTTATTTCTTTATCATAATTGCTACTCCAGTCGATATTGTTTTTGTATAAAACAAAACCTGATTTTTTGGCTAATTTTAATATGTCATCATCTGTTAGTTCTTTTACTGGATGGGTATAGAGCTTTGTTCCTATTGGAAGATTTAAAATATCTTTTACATACCAATCCAAAGTCGGATAATTTTTACCATTTTTAAATTCTTCGTCAGATTCTATAATTTACGCTACTGGTTCATTGTTCATTTGCTTTTGCCTTTTCTAGTTGATGCACTCGGCTCATTGTCTGTGTAGCCAAGTTGTGCATATCTTTGTACTTACGCTTCCATTCTTCTATTTCTGCTTGTTGTTGGCGTAGCATGGTGGCGGCATCTTGGTTATATCCACCATCACCGCACAAACCAATTAAATCAGCTAGTTCATTTGCGTTCATTTCTTTTTATTGTCCATGTCCATGTTTAACAGAGCAACAATACGTTGATTTAAACGCTCAGAAATATTGACACAAACGTCTTTACAAAGCCAAAGAGTGCCACTTTCTGTATTTTCTGTAAGTTTTTCAGCAACTAACTCTAAAACATTGCCTAAACAGCTTATTTGATTAGCGATTTTTTCAAGCTCACCAGCTTCATCCCATAAGCTCATTTTTGATCCCTTGCTGAAGTTGTCCAAAGCTGCTCAATATGTTCTGTAGCACCCATCTTTACAAGTTCACTTTTATAGAAGTGTCGTGCAACGTAATCTGCTCGTATAAACTTGCTTTCTTTACGTTTACTAGGACCTACAAACACACCAGGTAACTCATAATGGGGTATATACATTACATTGCCTAATTTATAGCATTTGTAATTAGCCCTATCAGGCACGTCAAATTCAGTATCCAAAACCATAATTTCTTCCTTCTTGAGCGTTATATTCATATCCAAAAGCATAAAACAATGGCGAATTAGCAATCATTATTAGCTTACGTTTTGCTTCTAAAGTTTTACCTCTGCGTTCTAACAATAAAGTAATCTGCGCTCTATTCTTAAACATTTCCCTATTTTTAAGGGTTTCCATCATTCGTATGGAAAAAACAGATTTATCAATCATATTACATACCCTGTCCGTAAATAATTAACACCAAAAATAACGATTGCAATTACCAGACCCATAAGGCCACCTAATGCTAATTCTATTAAAGTTGCTTTCATATTTCCCCCAAAATTAAAAAAGTCAGGTCAAAGTCTTTTTAGTCTGAAATCTCTAAGAGCCATAGAGCTGAATAGTGTCGTTGACCTGATGTATGTAATTTATTACAGAATTTGAATAAAAATCTTGATCTAGGTCAATATTCTTAAAAATAATTTAGGTGTTGTATTTTTACAACAGGGTGGGGCTGACACCTCACGGAAGGATTTTTGGCGGGGGATCACCAATGCCAGCCCCATAAATTCTATAGTCCCGATTTTAACTGAAAAAAACGAAGCAAGTGGAAAAAGCACTTTAATCCCTTTTGTAGCTCATCTTCTGGGATTTCGCACAACTTCACTTCATTAGTTAAGCCGTTTACAAACATAATTCCGCATCTAGCACCCTCTAAACCAAGCAATTCTCGGTAAGCTGCCATTTGCATGATATGCTCATCGTATGGAACGACCTTTTCCAAAGGGACTTCTTTAGTCTTAAAATCTACAACTATGCCTGGCACACCTTTAATCTTGTCTGCTTTAGCGTATAAATCCACTTTGCCACCAAACTTTAATTCTGTATGGCTTGCACTAACTTCAGGAAGCCATGCCCTAGCCCCATAAGCGGCTTGTAAGGCGTTTTCTACGTTACGGCAATAGGTAGGTACTGATTCCAGCAAAATGCCGTCAAAGAAGCTCTCAATGATGTTGTGAATGGCAGTTCCCCTTGCCGCAGCATCTTTTCCTTGCGCCCTTGAATCGCTTAATACACGACTAAGCCAATCTTTTTCTTCTTCACCATCTAGGCGAGGTAATGTAAGTGCAGCAAGGATGGCCTGTTCTTGTTTCCATCTGTCAAGTCCTGGCTTTGCTGCAACTCCAATGACTGTGGTAACGCTGGGCAATAAACCAAGTTTCTTGGCATCTCGTAAGGTTGTCGCTCTTTGTTTTCCGTTTGCACCGATGATTTCGTAGGCTGGATTGCCCAATTCGTCATACCAATGCCCACTCTCACTTTGACTGTCCTTTATTAGCACTTTTTCTTCCCCTTTTTGGTTTTACTTCATCCGTGTTAATGTCATACACAACTTCTACAGGTGCATCTGGAATTATTGCTGCTTCATATTGTGCTGGGATTTCTTGACCGCACCAATCTGATGGCGATTTATTAACCACAACAGGATTGAGCTTACAAGCACCAAGCATATCATTTTGCATAAATACATAAAATTTACAGTTTTTGCAGGCCATTAAATGCCCTTAGAGTAGTTAGTAATTCTCATGCTATCTTCTTGAAATACGCATAAGTCTGCTGCAACAAGCAGAACCGCCTTAATGACTGATGCTAAATCTTCCGGTCTAAAACTAATGAGTTGTTGTTCTTCATCAACATTGACCCCCATCCATACTTTTTCCGTGTATTTAGTTTCAATAATGTCTTTAATTTGGTTCTGCATAACTATCTCCTAAAAAGGAACACTATCATCAATAAAAGGATCAGATTTAGGTAGCTCATCCGATCCAGCAGCTTTAAATCCCATAGGCAGTTTTTCTTTGCCAATTGATATGCTAAAAAACTTACCCTTTTTGCCTTCTTTAACCCAACCCGAAAGCCAATGTTCTTTACCATTAACCATAATTGTGCCTGTCCAATCAGGGTGCGTATCTGTAGTCTTGCGATCATTTTTAAATAGACTCCCTGAGCCTTCTTTAGGTATATATGCCATGTTGTTTCCTTTATAAAATATCTTTGGCTATGGTTTTCATTGCACTACTAGACTTGCTTACTACTGCTGCATTTGCATCATCGTCAGCTTGTACTACTCCTACTACTGCTGCTAATGCGTATCTACGCATATAAGTTAACGCAGACCCTGCGCCTTGAGCATCTACCTTTGACATAGGTAAAGACATTTGTTGGCTTATCCATTCGCCAGAGCTATGAGCAAGAATTGTTGTTAATGACATTTCTGCAATAACTGTTTCTCTTTCATTAGCTACTATTGTATTTACAATAGTTTCTCCAGGAAGCTGGATAACACTAAGGCCGTTTGCAGCCAAAAGATCACGGCAAGCATCCCACACAGACTCAAGATCAGCGTACTTAGACTTGAAAAACGGATTTTCTGAATCTTTTTTAGCATGGCTTAATTTCCCCTGAACAATTGACAAAGCAGTTGCTAATTTAGCGATTGAATCTGATTGATTCATAATTGACCCCCAAAGATTTTGCCAAAGTCATTAATAACATCACGCAATACAAGATTAACTTGTGCGTTGCGTGGCTTACCACACGCTTGGCGTATGCAATCAACTTGCGCTTGTGACATAAATTCATTACTGAATTCCATATCATCTAAAGCCTTTTCTAAAAATTCTTCATGCTCTAACATCAGTTGGTGTAATTCACCCATTTCGTTCCCCCGAAATACATAGCGAAATTGCTATAAAATTGATTGTAAGCATATTTCATAGGCTGTCAAGAACTATTTGCAAAATAACGACATACGATGTAAGATAATTGAATGAAGCTAAAACTAACAGATTCAGCAATAATTGATTTGCTAGGTGGTACTACAAAAGTTGCTAAATTGGTAGGTATTTCACCAAATGCTGTATCAATGTGGCGAAAAAACAACATACCATCATCGCAATTTGCATTTTTAGGCGCAACTCTTGAAAAAGAGTCGCATGGTTTAATTACTCGCAAGGATATATTTCCTAAGTCCTGGCACATTATTTGGCCCGAACTACAATGAATAAAGAAGAAATGTTACTTAAAATGCTTGCAAGAGCAGACGAAGAAATTAAACAATTACAATACAAAACTGATTTTTTAACAAAAGAATTATCACAACTTAGAGAACGATTAAACTATATGGATCATCAAGTCTATGGGGGATCAACAAAATGAAAATTGACGTAAAAATCATTAAGGAAAACGAAGATGGATCAGCCAACGCTCAAGTTGACTTTGACAAAGAAGGGCTTGAAACCCTTGTCCAATGGGGTCTTGTGGGTATCCTTACCAAAGCAATTGATGAATATAAAATTAAACCCGAAGAAACTGAGACTGTTGTTCAGCCAAAAAGAACTAAAAAACAGAAATAAGTAGTAAAATCTATGGACAGGCTAGGGAAAAGCTCATTACTTGACCCAAAAAGGAACTTAGTCACTTCTCTGCCAAGTCCACCCTATTTTGACTACCTTTGACAAGGAATTGTATGCAAAAAGCAGATATATGGATGCCCCTTTATATTGGGGACTATCTAGCAGATACAGCTAGACTTACCACCGAACAGCACGGAGCATATTTATTGCTTCTTATGGATTATTGGCGATCTGGTCGATTACCAGACAATGATCAAGTTTTAGCTCAGATTTCTAAATTATCGCCTGATGCTTGGGGCAATGCTAAAGCAATGCTTAAGCAATTTTTTAGTATTTCAGATGGTTATTGGATTCATACAAGAGTTGAAAAAGAATTGGCTCTTGCAATGCAAAATAAAGCCAAAATGCACGAAAGAGCATCAAAAGCTGCACAGGCTAGATGGGATAAACAAGAAAATAATGCTACAAGCAATGCACAAGCAATGCTTAAGGAATGCCCATCACCTTCACCATCACCTTTACCTTTAACAACAACTAATAAAAACATAGCACCACCTAAAGGTGTCGATGTGTCTTTATTTAAAGATTATTTAGAAGTTCGTAAAGCAAAAAAAGCAAAATGGACAGAAACTGCTCACAAGGGTTTACAAAGAGAAGCTGACAAAGCTAAGATGTCACTCTCAGATGTAATGCAGATGTGTTGTGAGCGTGGTTGGGCAGGGTTTAAAGCCGAATGGGTAAAAGAAGAAGTTGCTAGACAAAAACAACTTCCGTTAGTAACAAATGAGCAAATTGAAGAAGCATATAAAATTGAGTGCGGTAAAGACCCAAAATTAGCTCGTTTTGGAAGCTACTACGAAATGAAGGATTATGTCATCAAACAAAGGGAATTGCGATCTAGAACACAAGCATAAATGCGCTGTAAGGTATTTGTTGCACTTACGCCACACAAAAGGATTAAGTTGGTTTAGGAGCTACATTACAGACAAAAACTTTAGTAAAGTAATGTTTGATGACTTTTATACGCAATACAAACATGGAAACAAGGGGGAATACAAATGCTGGAAAAATACATTGTCGGGGCAACAGGGATTGGGTATTTAATCACCGGAGTTCTACAGTTTCAAAAAGGGGCTACAGCTAATTCTATTATTTGGATTGGCTATGCAATAGGTCAAACTGGTCTTTGGTTGAATCTCAAATGAAAGAATTTAACCCATACAACGCTTATGATATTTACGAAAAATTTAAATTGGATTATTCAAAAGCTAAAGGTTATTTAGCTGGGCTTGGCGAAAAAAAGAAAATGATTGTT